ACTGGCATACATCAAAGACAGCCGCGTCCGCATTGCATACCTGGAGAGCGACCAGGCAAAGAAGGCAGACGCCGACAAGCTGGTCCTGGGAGAATGCGAGAAGGTCCAGGCAAAGAATAAATGGGCCATTAACTACGACTTCACTATAACCCTATTCAAGAACAACCTGGTCGGCCTTTCAGCTGATCAGATACGCATTGTAATGTTCCACGAATTACTCCACGTAGGAATCGAACCAGGACCCGAGGGAGACGAAATCTACAGCGTGCGCAAACACGACCTGGAAGACTTCAAACTCATCATCGACAAGTACGGCACGGAATGGAGCAAGGCCGCAAGGAAGGCGAAATGAGAGCGATTGGAAATTTGAAAACATGTGTGACATGCAGACAGACAAAGCCGCTTGAAGAATTCAACAAGGACTCCAGAACCTCGGACGGATTAGACTGCAGGTGCAGAGAATGCTCAAGGGTTAAAAGTAAAAAATACAGAGAAACTCACCCAGAAACATGCGACGCCGCCTCAAAACGCTGGCGAGAAGAAAACGCAGAACATGTAAAAGCAAGGCAGAAAGCATACAGAGAAAAGAACCGGGAAGAACTTAATGCCAAGAAAAGAATCTACCGGCAGAACAACCCGGATAAAATCAAGGCTTATGCAGAAGCTCATAAAGAGGAAGCAAAGGCATGGCGCCAGGAGCACAGAGAAGAACTTACTGAGTACCATAAAGAATGGCGAAACAAAAATGGCGAGAAAATACGGAATTATTATCAGAATAAAAGAAAGGCAGATGATCAGTACCGACTTTCTGCGAATTACCGCAGACGAATCTCTCTTATTTTACGAAGTGGGCAGATTTCCAAAAGAATGCAGAATCTGCTCGGCTGCGACTTTGAAACGCTCAAGGCCCACATAGAAAAGCAATTCAAACCAGGAATGACCTGGGACAACTACGGCACAGAAGGCTGGCAGGTAGATCACATTAAACCATGCGCAGCCTTTGATATGACGAATCCACAGCAGGTAGCTGAATGTTTCAACTACAAGAACATGCAGCCTTTATGGAGATGGGAGAACCAGGAAAAGAGCGACAAGCTCCAGAACGGCACCCTAGGGAGAAGAACATGGCAATCAAAATAAAATGCGAATCAAAAGACTACCTGCCATTTGAAAAATTAACAGAGTTTCAAGGCGGGCTCAAACAGAGAGACGAAGCGGACTACGAAAAGATAATCCGTTCAATAAAGAAGCACGGTTTTATGTTCCCATTTTTCACATGGGCTCACAAAGGTAAATATTATTTAATCGACGGCCATGGCCGCTACGGCGCACTTGAACGTCTTGTAGCACAGGGAGAACAAATCCCGCCCCTTCCGGTCGTTTACGTCAAATGCAAAGACGAGAACGAAGCGAAGGAAATCCTGCTCAAGCTCAACAGCCAGTACGGCCGCATGACAGCAGAATCAGTGAAGGAATTCCTCGGAGACCTTCAGATAGACTTTGAAGACCTGGCGCTGCCCGACGGGTTCCTCGAGCTTTCCACAGACGACGCAATGAAGGACACCAAGGGAGACGACGACGCCCCAGAGGTAGACTACGGAGAACCAGACAGTAAGCCCGGCACCGTTTACCAACTCGGACCACACAGACTCATGTGCGGAGACAGCACCAGCGCCCAGGACATGGAAAAGCTCATGGACGGAGCAAAGGCAGACCTCATCATCACAGACCCGCCGTACAACGTAGACTACAAAGGCGGGAACGGAAAGAAAATCCAGAACGACAATATGAGCGATAACAAGTTCTTGAACTTCCTCACCGACGCATTCAGAACAATGCTGGGAGCTTTGAAGAACGGCGGCGCCTTTTACATATGGCACGCAGACAGCGAAGGCTACAACTTCCGACAGGCAGTAAAGAACTGCAACGGAGAAATCCGCCAGTGCTTGATATGGGTAAAGAACAGCCTCGTTCTTGGACGCCAGGACTACCAATGGAGACACGAACCATGCCTCTACGGATGGAAAGCCGGAGCTGGTCACTATTGGGAAGGAAGGCGCGACCTTTCTACAGTCTTTGACGAGACCCGCGGAGACTGGCCAAAGATGAGCAAGGACCAGCTGATAGCAGAGCTCAAGAGATACGACCAGGAAGTAAAGACCACAATCATATACGAAGACAAGCCGAAGAAGTCCGACGAGCACCCGACAATGAAGCCGGTCCGCTTGTTTGAAAGGCTTATGCTCAACAGCAGCAAGGCAGAAGACATAGTGCTGGACCCATTCGGAGGAAGCGGAACCACAGTAATCACAGCGGCAAAGACCGGACGCATAGCTCGCACAATGGAGCTGGACCCGAGATATTGCGACGTGATAAGAAGACGCTGGACAACATGGGCCAAAGAGAACGGCCTGGAACCAGGACCAGGAGCGCTCGAGTAACCGAGAAAACCTCGGAAACTCGAAAGCGGTAAAAAATCCGGAGGAATAACCATGGCACACAAAATCACCAAAGAACAAATGCTCGAGGCAATCCAGGGCTCCCAGGGCCTCGTTTCAAAGATACAGCGCAAACTCGAAGCAATCCTCGGCGAAAAGATAAGCTGGGACACCACAGAGAAATGGATACACAAATGGGAAGAAGCCGAGACGGCCGTAAAGAACGAGAAGGAAGCAATGCTCGACATTGCAGAGAATAACATCTTCAAAGACATGGTCAACGGCGACACGGCCACCAGCAAATGGTACCTGCGCATGAAGGGTAAAGAGCGAGGCTACGAGGACACCCCGACAATCCAGCTCGCAAACGAGGACCCGCTGAACATCAACCTCACCGGAGACACCATGACAGCAGAGGACCTCAAAGAATCGGCCGACATAGAGGTAACCGGTGGAGACCCAGAATAAAATCATTACACCGGCCAGAATTGTACAGCCAGGAATTATACCATTTATACACCAGAGGCAAATCGTCTCCGCGCCGTTTGCTTTTCCAGATGTTTCTTATTTTGAACTTTGCGGAGGCTACGGATGCGGGAAAAGTTTCTCTATCGTTTTGACGGTAATCCTGCTGGCGAAGCGTTACCAGGGCCAAGACATAACGATAGCGCTCTGCTCCACTACAATCACCCTGCTGAACAAGACGGTCATCCTGGACCTGCAGAAGCTTTTCAAGAAGACCGGCTCCAGGTTCGAATACAACCAGAAGGACAACATAATCACCATAGGCACGGTGCGCTTTCTGCTGATTGCCACAGGCCAGCCGACAGACATCTACGGACCAAACGTACACATAACGCTCTGCGACGAGGTCGACGAGCTCCCGGAGATGAAAGCAATCGAAGCGCACAAGGCCCTCAGCGAACGAACGCGATTAACACTTCCAGACGGACGCAAGCCGTTTATTATTTACTACTCCACCGTTCACGGATACCGCGGCCTTTATAAAATCGTCCAGGAGCTGAGAAGCAGCAACCTGCCGAACGTGCTGATCCGCGGCCTTACAAAGAACAACACAAGCCTGGACCCGCAGTACGTAAAAAACCTCTACGCAATCTACGACGAACAGGAGCGCCTGGCATATTTGGAGGGACGCTTTGTCAACCTGCAGAGCGGCCGCGTTTACGGCAACTACGACGAAGGAACATGCAAGTGCCAGCCGTTCGAGATAACACCAGACTACACGGTGCTCATAGGCCAGGACCTTAATAGCGGCTTTTCAAAGGCCGTAGCGGTCGTAAAGAAGAACAAGAAGCTGTACATCGTCCGCGGCTGGAGCTTCAAAGAAATCGGAGGCGGCCCGGCCATAATGCGCAGCACGTACCCGCAGCATTCAATTCTATGGTTTCCAGACAGCGCAGGAAAGGAAATAATCAAAGGCTACAAACAAGAGATTATAGACCACGGAATCCAGTGTCGAATAGGAAGCTCGAACCCGCGAATTCTTGATCGCGTTTTTTACATAAACAAATTATTCAAAATGGGCCTGCTTTACGTTTTCGACTGCAAGGAGACCCGGGACCTTTCAGAAGCGCTCAAGGTGCGCTCATACAACGACCTGGGCCAGCCGGAGAAAGGAAAGGGAGAGAACGCCCCGGACCATTACTGCGACTCGCTGGAATACGTAATCTACCGAATCGTTCGAAGCGATCCGGACTTTATGGATTTGAAGGAGCTGAGCCGCGAGGCCGTCCAGGAACACGGATACCTGCAGATAGCAGGCAAGAGCGCATAACTATAACAGCAGAGCGCCGGCCCTTCCAAGAGACAGGTCGGTAAGGCCACGGACAAAAACCGTGAGCCTTTTTTTTGAAATGACTATAAAAGCATGGCAACCTTTAATAAACTTTTAGAGACAGAAAAGAACGAACACCATAGAGCAATCTTCGAAATCCTCGCAGGCCACGAAACAGGCAGCGACGAGACCCAGGACGGATACGAGCAAATCGTACTCGACGCGACAGAGCTCGAGACAATCAAGGACGAAATGAGCGCAATCGTCCAGGACGCAAGAGCAAGCGCCGGAGAGGTCCAGACGGCCACAGAAATGCGCCAGCGCTTGATTTCAGACTTCCCAGCAAAGCTCCGCGCCCAGGTAGAAGAACAACTCGCCAGGGAGAAGCTGCGCAATAACCCAGGAATCGTCCAGGACGGAGACTACGCAAACCCGGACACAGGAATCGGAACGGCCATAGACCCAGGAATGAAAGTAGAGAGCTTCATCCCGGTTTCAATTCTGCCAGGAGA